TGTACAGTGATCTATTTTCTACGAAGCAATTGTTTTCAAAGAAGGTTTATCATCGTCAGATAGGTGCGGTGTCGGGCTGTGGGTTGGCGATGTCAGGCGGAACCCCGATTTTCCAGGAGTTTTATAGCTGGTTGGGTAGAGGAGCCACACCATGGGTTCCTACGAATGGTGATCAGTACTACAAGTATCGTCATTCACTGATTGAGGGAATGTCCTTCAGGCGGCGGGAGCCGACTATGAGGGAGAGGATAAGTTTTTACTTCGCTTTTGATGTTACACCGTCAGAGCAGGAGTTGGTTGAACAGTACTACCAGAACTTACCCGATCCGTTGTGGTCAGAGCCTGTAATCAAACCGGAGAGATGCATGGATTCCGTCCAGTATCTGGTTGAACCGGAACAGAAATATAAGCGTTTGTCGTGAACTCAGCGGCACTTGGGCACTGCCAAGAGAAAAAGGGGCCAGAAGCGGCCTAGTAGCTCGCCTGAAGGAAAACAGGTTATACAGGGAAACCCGGACACCAACCGTGAAGTGGTGGATGCCAATTGGAAGACGTTTGGACCTTACGAGGTTGAGCGCACATGGACATGTTGTGTCCCGGTGTTAGCGATTACGGAGAGGCATTGCAATGTACCCTTAGCGATGTCTAGACGCCTAGCACGAGAGGCGGAGTGCTATTGAGCACAGGGGGCCAGCCCGAGTGCCGCCTTGAGCTGTCGAGAGATGGCAGTAGGTTTGGGCTGGTGGGTAATCGCATGCAAGAGACTAAGGTATCTTTTGCTTGTTAAATCTTACCTTACTAGAAATAACAATAAAAGAAACACAAACAAATCTCGACGAGTTGCGGCTCCGATTGCAACTGGTTTGAGAACGTCTGGGGGGAGGCCCCAGACAACCCCGGCAGGAGCCGGGGCTATCCGAGTTCGACATCGAGAGTTTATCAAGAACGTTACTTCTGATCATACATTTGAATCGGGAGTTCTGGCACTTGGTATCAATGTTGGAGACACAGAAATGTTCCCCTGGTTATCTAAGATAGCCAACGGGTACGAGCGTTATTGTGTTAACAGCATGACGATTTCTTACGAACCATTCGTTAGTACAACGGAAAGCGGTGCAGTGATTATGCAGGTCGACTACGATCCTGCTGACGAAGCTCCCACGTCTAAGAGCAATATGCTCAATAGTCTGGGGGCAACGAGGTCAGCCGTGTGGATGAAGTCATCTATGTCACTGAATCGTAAAGAACTAAGCTATGACACGCACTT